GCCATTTCGGTCCACCCGGCAGTAGTGCCGTTTTCAAAACTATTTTTCAGATAGTTTCGTGGCGCAACAACACCTTCAATGTTGTCGGCGGTTAATGTTCGAAAGTTACTATTGATTGCCATTTTATTTTCTCCCTAAGTTAAAATTAAAAGTTACGACTCGACTCTACCCATCGGTCGATAGATTGAATATACATACATTCTAAAACATAGCCAAGATATAATTTCACATCACCATTCAAATATGCACCTTTTGCAACATCGCTCATGACAATGCCTACTGTATTTGTATCAGATGTTCCAATAATGCGCAATACTGTCTTATCTTCTGGTGCTAAACTCCCAAATGGAGTAGAAGATAAAATTACTTCACCACCCGATCCGGCCACTTCAATTGCTTGCAATCCATCAGTTAATGCAATATTAATATTTCCACCATTAGTTAACGAATTTTGAATGGAAGAAACATAACTTCCTCCACCAGCAATAAGCACCCAATTTGCAATATCTCCAGCAAAAGTTGCGCCAGAAGTGTGTTGGTTGACACACTTATAAATTTTATTATTTTGAATGACAAGTTGATCGACAAGATACAATTGGCCGGATTGCCAAATAGTGGCCAATTCTTGACTATTTGTAAAGTGTCCTAATACTCTATTGTATCCCATATCTTACCTTATGCCTGTTCTTCTGTTATTGGCGCTTGCTGCTCTTCAATTACCAAAACTTCTTCGAGAGCAGGTGCTGGAATATTTCCATATTCATCAAATCCGTATTTTAAGCGCTTTGAAACAACAATCTCTTTTACTCGTTCAAAATGCTCTTCGGCAATTTCACATTCAGTATCTTCAGAGGCAACGATAGCAATATCATCACTTCCCAAAATGTGAAAACCTTGTTCTGAAAATAATTCTTCGCCTTTTTTTATTGTAAGTTTCATAGTATTAAAGTTTAATAATATAGTTTACGCCAACATTTGCTGGACGGGTTTCGGTTCCGCCTGTATTTGAGTTGGTGGCCACCATGTTTCCGTTGTTTGTACCGCCGGGGGATCCATACTGGAAAAGATTCGTCGATCCGCCAACTCCGGCTCTTCCCAATCCAACCCACGCATGGGTATGACTGGTAAAATCGTCTCCCTGTACTGCACCTCTAGTGGTAGAATATCCGCCGGTGGTTCCTGCTCCACGCAAGAAATAACCTTGAGTATTTGGCAAATTAAAAGTGGTAGAAAGATCTCCTTGGCCATAAGCAGTGCCAATGGCGGCAAACAATGCTTTATATGTGTCGCTTGTGCGGGAAACCGCCTGACCTTGACAAAGAACCCATCCGGCAGGAGCGGAAGATCCGGCATATGGAAATATTGTTCCGGGAGGTATGATTGATTGTAAGCTAAGAAATCCCATATTTTCTCCGTTAGATTAAAAAGAAGTTTGTTCCATCGCTAGTAATCATTAAGCTATCCCACTGGAAGGCAAGCGATTTAGAAGCCTCTCCGTCGATAGTACCGCTCGGAGGACTAATGGTTACAGCATTTAAGCTGCTATCAATTTTCTTAATGTTAAAGATTTTGCCACGAGCAGGTGCAGGAAGAGTAATGGTTCTAGCACCAGCAGAAGCATTTACAAGTACCACACTATTCGCATTTGTAATAGTGGTGTTTACTGCGTAAGTTTGCACATCGGCGTACAATCCATCAACCACTTCAGAGGTAATTTTAACCGCAGTGGAGCTTCCCGCTGCGTTAATTGATAAAATAGAAGAGGTTACTGCAATACCTACCGGAATAATCCATTGATTTGCGGCTATTGGAGCGGTCATCATAAATCCGCCCGGAATGGTAGGATTTGCAAACACCGGCCTTCCTGCGGTAAGACCAGAAAGTCCTTTTACTTGTCCTGCTACCTGTATGGTAACATTCGCCCCAGAAATTACGGTGTTGTTTGCAATACCTAAAAACTCTACTCTATCGTCATTTGCCGCATTAAGGAGATATACACGACCTGCCGTTCTTCCAGAATCGCTTCCGGTTCCGGTAGAAATGTACACGGACTGACCCTTGGTTATATTTTCGCCAGCAACAGCCTTAACAGTCAATGCTCCGCCGGTTCCACCAACAATCATCCAACGACTTTCCGTGTCGTTATAAACGAGAGCAATAGATGCGTTATCTTCTAAAACAATGTCATCATCAGAACCGGTGAGAATTCTTTTAGAGGAAGCAATGCTTGTATCTTCATTGAGAATGGTAACCGGAGAACCAGTATTGTTGGAGATGTAAAGAATCTCTCCATCATGAGTACCGTCCACCCCACCAATGCTAACGAGAGTTCCGGCAGCGTTTAATCCAATGTAAGAAGTGGCAGGTTCAGAAAGAAGAACATTAGAACCAGCGGAAGAATCCAAGCTGAGAGGAAGAGCAATTTTTGCATTTAAGCTAATAACATCGGAAACATTAAGACCAATGGAGGTTCCATTAATGTCAAAATTGCCAATGGAGATGATGCCCGTGCCTAGAGCTTGAATAGACACATCTTCGTTATTCGCAGATTGAATAAGAAGAGTACCGCCAGTAGCACCATTAATTTGATCGACGGTAGGAGTAGTAAGGGTCGGAGAAGTATCAAGAACGACAGTGCTGCCGGTTCCGGTAACCGCATTTACTGTTGTTCCATTAATTTTAAGGACGTTTCCGGTAGCTGCGGTATCAAATGTCTTGTTTGTAAAATCGTCAGTAGTTGCTTTACCGACGAGAGTATCTGTAGCAGCGGGAAGAGTAAGAGTACCAGAGGCTACAGCACTTGCATTAAGCGTAGTGCTACCAGTGCCACCATTCAGAATTAAAGTGCCAACACCGAAGCTCTTGTTGCCGCTAATTGTTTGCGTAGCATTAAGAAGCATTACATTTGCAGATAACGCTCCATCTGGAATATTAGTAATAGTGTTATCGCTACCACTAATAGTTTTATTCTTTAGGGTGTCAGAAGTCTCTCTTGCTACAATAGTATCAGTAGCATTTGGAAGAGTTAAAGTTCTATCAGCAGTTTGAGAGGAGAGTAAGGTAGTGCTAGTGCCAGTAGTTCCGGCTGCATCAAATTTAATTTTAATAGTAGTATCGGTGTTATCAACGATAGCGGTAGAATTGTCGGCTAAATCTTTATTCTGTAAACGATTTGTACCTTGAGAAGCATGCACTTCGGTAACAGCAGGAGAAGAAGAAGTGCCGTTATGGTAGTTAAGTTTGCCATTGGCAGAGGTGACATTCATATCACCTTTTTTTGTATTTGCGTCTGTGGCGTTCGGTACTAATCCTATACCTTTAATAAAATTTTGATAACGAGAAGCCATTTAATTCTTTCCTTATAAATTACTTACCAATACGGTTTTTGCTGCGTATGATATTTTGCTATTAACGCTATCATAAGATCCGCCAATAGCAATAGTCGTCAAATTTAATTCATCACCCACCATTGAAAATGTATTATAAGCATCTCCATTAGCCTGTCTGTCGCCATTGAACATATGGTCCAAATACCATTGAGTGGTCACATTATTGTAAACACCATTGACGGTTCCCGCTTCAGCAAGAGTGGTGTTGCCTAAGCCCGATCCATTGGTGCGATAAATGGCATAAGATAACGAAAAAGATCTTACTGAAGTATTTGGAAACAAACATCCGGGAATTGGCAATAACAAGTTGGCATCGTTAATGAGAGTTTCCACTCGAGGACTAACATCAAATGGAGAGGCAAGACCCGCTAATTCGTTTGCGACGGCATTGGCGAACTGCTCAACAGCAATACCCCAATTAGCGTCTGTTCCGCTAGTGGGGAAATCAATAACTGTTGTTCCAATAATAATCTTAGCCATCTTGATTGTTTTTTGTAATGTGTTTGTTTAAGCTGTATATCCCACCAAGTGCGGCGATGGACGCTCCGTAATCTACTCCACTAAACTCGGACATTTTAACGCCTCTAAACTCCATCCCGGATAATAAAAGCTTTAAGTTCACTATAAATACCCCTGCCATAAATGCGGTGAGGGTATAAGACGGCTTTCCTGTTTTTACATTCTTTACTACAAAATGGGAAAGTATTGTCTTTAACATAAGAAGTATATTCTTAGTTGTTAAAATTCATTAGTTTATCTGTAAATTATTTGAGGGGCTTGTACCAACAACGGGGTCTTACGCCAAAGGTATCGCCCTTTTCTTCTGCGCAAGCCCCGTTTATTGGACTCTCGGGGGAAAATTCTTCGCTATAATGCACACCACACACTGCCCCCGCATAATAGGTGTCAAGGCGACATTGAGCCTTTGGATGTCTATTATTTGTTTTAATAACTTCGGTTTTATCTGGCGTGTTAAAGTTTATTTTAGTGGACCCATTTGATAAACTATTTAATACACTTGCCAACGTATATCCCACCATTGCCCCTTTTTTACACATGGCAATTTCGTCATAAGACTTGTGCTGTACAGAACAAGCCTTTTCTACTTCAGTGTTAGTCCTAATGTATCTTACATTTTTAACTGCACCGGAAAGCATCATTTTGCGGAAACACTTCATGGTGGCAAAGTAGTCTGCCTGTCCTTCGTTTGATGCCCAGCTTTGTGCGGGATACCCGCCCATTTGGTGACCAATTTCGTGACACATTACCATTAAAAAAGCATCTTCAGTCATTAACTCGTGGCGAGCAAGGCCGCCATAAGCATTAATAACCCAAGTAGAGCCTTCTCTTGTAGTGCTTGCATTGATGGTGCTATCGGACCATTTACGCTTTATTGATAATTTGTAGCCCTTCTCTTTTGCGACAGGGGCATATACCTTGTAGAAATCATCCAACACCTTATTAAAAGCAGACTCACTAATACCCGTATTGCTTTGTGCTGGTATTGTGCGTTCTACATTTTCAATAAGACTACACATATGCTTTTTGTTTTCATGAAATGCATTATGTACAATGTTTGTGATTAAAAATGCTGATATGATTAAAAGGGTTTTGATTATTTTTTCCATTTATTCTCCTGATGTGTTAAGCGGATAAAGGGAAAAAACAAAAATATTATGATATAGTTGTTAAAATCTGTAAGTTTTTATTGAATAATAATAGAAAAGCCCCCGATCAGCGACCGGAGGCTTCCCCATTTAAGCTAACTATCTAAAACTATTTAATAATAAGCTTTAATTTTCCAGCATCATATATTCTATATAGCTTTTCTAACAAAGCATGCTCGTGCTCTGTCATCCCAGCAGGAGTATTTACTGATTTTTTTTGTCTAGATTGTTTTTTTACAATATTTCCGGTTTTATTATCAAAATAAAAATAATCAGGTTTAAGGATTTGATTTAATGACCATCCACACTTTATCCAATTATCACCATTTGATAAACGCAGATCTACCCAAGTTGACAACTCTTTGTAGTGCTTTAATGCCTCTTTTACTATTTTACTTAATCCGCCAACAACATTAACCCCTTCCTTACCTACAAATCTAGACAGTACCCAATCTTTACTATTTCTATGATGTTTACCAAAACTAGCTAAACATAAAAGTTCGTCATTATAATACAAACCAAATGAAGCATTAAATCCGGGACTTCCTTGTATGTGGTATTCCTCTAAGAATTTGGCGGCTTCTTTCTTGTCCACTTGCTTTAATGTGCATTTTCTTGCATAAACAATTCTTTCATTTTTTCCTAAAGCAGATTTTAAAAAAGATTTTACTTGTTTATTTCTTTCTATCCATTCGTGTTCAAATATTTGTATTAATCTGATTCCTTGGTCCTTACACATTTTATATTTTTCGTAATGATATTTAGGATAAATCTTGGGATTAGCTTCTGAATGCCAATACAAACCGTTATATTCTATTGCAATATTTAAAGAGGGAATAAAAATGTCTATTTGTCTTTTTTTATCTTTGTCGTAAATAAATTTTGAGCGATGCTCAAGTCCTAAGCTCTCTATAAATTTTCCTACTTCTTTTTCTCCCGAAGAAACAAATCTGTTTTTATTTTCTTGATATGCATAAAATTGTTTTACTTGTACTCCAATGTTTTTCATTGGATGAGTAGTGCCATATTTAGCTAAACTAGTTTGTTCTATTTTTTTAACAATATCCGGGTGGTGCATCATATTTTGTACACCATAATTTTTAAATAAAGTATCCCTTGATTTTTTTAATAAATCGGAATTTTGAAGGGCGTTTTCAACGCCATACTTTTTAACCATTGTTTGGTTTATTTTATTCCTTATGTCTTTATTTGCTCCGGGATTTGTGCATCCATATTTTTCTAAATTTGTTTTAGCCCGTCTTTCGTTAATCGCTTCTGGGTGAGTGGAAGCATTTGCGTCTTGTATTGCTTTAAATGTTGACATAAATACTCCATATTTATCATCAATAAAATAAAGCTTTGTGGATTTTAAATAATCTGACGGATTATTATTAGCAAGAGTTACTCCGGGCGGAAGCCAGTATTTAGCCTCATTTCGTTTTTGTTTTGATCCTTTTGGTCGTCCTAATTTAATTTGCATACAATGATCTTATCATTCTTTGGCGACTTTGAAAAGCCTTTTTTAAAATAAATCTACCTATTTTTTAGCGACATTGAAAATAAAAAAGCCCCTGATCAAGCTGACCAGAGGCTCCTTTATTTCGCATAACTAGCAGAAATTACTGCTGATTTACGATGTCTTTGACGAGAGTTTGACGACCCGGCGCTGCACAAAAAATCGCTTGATCGGTGTAGCAACGAAGTTCATATCCAGAAGCGTTCTCGAGGTCACGGAAGAAGTTTCCGTCAGCGCCCGGACGCTTGAAGGTGATGTCGGTAGATCCGACACGAGCGAAGTCTTCCATCGAGAGGAGGTAGGCGTAGCCTTCCTTCACATAGATAGAAGGAATGATTTCGATTTCGCCGTTCTGAGAGTAGAACGACAAAGCTTCAGAACCATTCTCAAGCTTCTTCTTGCTGTACGATCCGTCGTACTTGCGGAGAGCAGCTTGGTCGGAAAGCATGTTCGCCCATCCACGAGGATTGACGAGAGCAGTAACTTTTCCTTCCAAACCTTTTTCCACAGAGCGAGCAACAGCTTGATTCAATTTAGCGAACGAAAGTGCGCCAGACTGAGCAGAGTACTCGTTACCTTTGAAGAGGTTGTAGGTGCCAACATCGATGTTGAACAAGGTTCCGGAAGCGGTGGTCAGGATCTTGTGGATACCGACGAATTCGTTTCCGTATGCACCTTTGTGCCAAATCACATCGTTAGCGATCACGCCAGCAGGAAGTGCGTCAACGGTGACAACACGGGTGTCCATGTTGACAGATTGAACGGCACAGCTTCCACGGAGGGATCCAGCAGGGGAACGGATTTCGAGAGGCATGTTCTCAGAACCTGCCCAGATACCCGGTGCCCATTCAGCGGTTTGAACCGTGAACGACGAAGCTCCAGTAGAAGCGACGAGTCCGTATCCAATTTGGCCGTAGAGCATTTCGATTTCGATTTTCTTGGCCATAGAGCGAAGCATGTTACCAACCACGAATTTGGTGGCATCCATGAACGCTTGTGCTCCGCCTTGAGCGGCACGGCTTGCAGCGCTGTATCCGAGGATAGAGCGAAGCACTGCCGGAGAGCCTTTCACCTGTGCGTCTTTGATAGCGCCAGCGATAGCCGGTTGAAGGGCGAAAGCGTCGTCATCAGAAGATGCGAAGGTGATACCGTGTTCTAACTATTTGTTACTATTGATTTTTTTTAATCAACGGATGAAACATTTCTGTTCATCTCTACCGTTTCATTTATATCGGTAGTTCGGACTATCGCTTCTTCCCACAGGGAAGCCAATTCATTTAGTCTCTCATGGCGAATGTTATATTTTTTAATTAATCTATCTGTAATCAATTGCAAATCAAATTTTAGCCAACTTCCTTTGTGGGCTTTTATAAAATGGCAATTACTACAAACGGTAATTAAATTTTCAGAATCTAAAAATGCAGCATTACAAATCCAGTACGGTAAAATATGGTGAGCGTGTAAATGTCCACCTTTTATTTTACAATAATGACAAGTATGTTTATCTCTATTAAAAACAAAATTTCTTAGAGGTTGAAACTCTGAGATTTTATAATCTCTAGGTCTTCTTACATACTTTCCATCTTTGTAATTCGGGTTTCTTTCTTTTGTTCTTTTTTTAGCATATTCAGAAAGTTTATCTTTTGTTTCTTTTTTATGCTTTTTCCCGAAAAATGGATTTTTTTCTCCCGTTTTTTGTTTTGCCAAATTGCTTAAATTTTCTTTATGCTCTTTGGTTCTTTTATAAACAGGAGGTGCGGATTTTCTTTCCGCAGCCGCTTGCTGTTGCGTTCTTAATACTCCTAAACATTTAAGTCTTTTTTTTACTTCATGTCTTGTTGTATTAAATTTAGAGGCAACTTTGTAAGTGCTTTTTAATTCTGTATAAGCGTCTATTAATTCCGCATCACTTATTTTCATTCTTCCACCTTGTCTTCCTATGTGCCTATTATATCACTGTAGGAGGTCCAAGTCAATTAGAATTAGTTTTAATTGGGCCTAGAATTTAACCCAATACTACAGGCTGCAATTTGTTACTCATTTAAGAGGTTAGGTCATTTCTGCCTAACTCATCAGTTTTATATATATCTGATGTTCGGACTATCGCATCTGTTATATCTTATTTTTTATAACAGTCAACTCATTTAGTCTCTCACGGTGCTTTCGCTTCCGCCTTGTTTTCCTGTTTTTCAGGAGGTTCAAGTCAATTAGAGTCGATTTATAAGTTGATTCTTTTTTCTCTCAACTTAACGGGATTTTCACCCGCTTACCACCAGCTATTAATGGTAAAGGTTACCCGGCTGCTTGTCCTTAGACATGAACTTAATCATGTTAAGGAGCTTCACCATATCCGGGATAAGCTCTTTCATTTTGTCGGC